GACCAACACTACCGCGAATGAGCGTTGGACGATCGTACGCGCACACGCGCGCGAATTCGGCAATTGGCGCTTGCACCAGAGACCACACGTCCAGTCCGTTGCGGCCGCCCGCTTCGAGGACTACGAGCGGTGAGTCCGGTTGCCGATTGCCAAGACACCGCACAGCGACGTCGGTTCCTCGAACGTGGACTGAAATGTCAGCTTGCTGAGGCGACGCGAGCAACGCTGCCGCGAGGAGGGTCAGCACACCAATGGGTAGTATATGAAAGATACGTCGAACTCCGGCCAGTCTGTCGAAGCGGAGGGATAGCGGAGAAGGGCGCACGGCGGCGCACGTTCGGCACACGATGGGCGATCGGCGAGCGGACCGCCAACCGGGGGGCGGCGCGCAGTGTTGGCCGGCGTGAGCCGCGAAACCCGCTGCAGAGAGTCGCTTGTCGAACGCCTCCGAGGCGGCTCGTGAGACGTCGGTCTACCATTAGTTAGGTCCTGGCTTCAAATGGACGGAGATCTAGAACTCCTCGCTGATCGAACCGCACGATTTCTGGTCGGCGTGTTCGGGCATACGGATGACGTCGAAGGGCGACGAACCGCTCGCTTCGGCGGTACTGGCATCTTCGTCGCCCCCTATCAAGCGTTGACGGCCAGGCATGTATGCCGTGACCTGTTTCGGACCGACCCGTATCGGTTCGACGATCTCAACCGTCGACAGCACGGTTACTTTTATCTGCCTCATTCGGCAGGGTTCTTCCAAGTCGTCAGCACTCGCGACCAACGTTCGATTATTTGGTCGGTCACTCGGAGCTGGGATCCAATGTTCACGGACATTTGCTTCCTTGAGGCCGCTCTTGACACGGACGCCTCTAGTGAAAAGGATGTCGAGCTTCCGACGCGATTTCTCGAGTGGTCGCTGGAGCCCCCACCGACGGGTGAGGAAGTCGCCATGCTTGGGTTTCCAGGCGCACAGATCGAAATTGTTGGCCAGCATTGGAATATCAAGTGCTCGTGTGTTCTGCAGGTGGGTCGGGTGGTTGAAGTCTTCGAACGTGGGCGCGACGCAGGAATGTTCTCTTTTCCAGGCTTTTTAATCGATCAGCCTGTTGACGGCGGGTTCAGTGGTGGCCCGGTTCTATGGAATGGCCAATTGTGCGGAATCGTTAGTGGCACTTCAATCGACGATCGTACGTACGCTGCGAGTTTGTGGCCGCTGTGCCTGATGGATTACGAATACCCCGACCTTGGCTTGCTTGGTTCAAGCCGTAGCTTCAGTGAGCTTTTGGATCAGGGCGTGATTCGCGCTAGCGACTGGCCAAAGGTTCGAGAGCGAATTTCCAAGCGTCGGGACAATGACGGAAGGCTAATTCCAGAAATAACCGGACCGGCTTAACTGGCGTTTGCAGCCCTCGTGCGTCGGCGTCAGCCGGGGGCGGCGCGCAGTGTTGGCGCGCGACAACGCGAAACCCCCTACCGCGCCCCTCGGTGTCGGGCCTACTCGGTCTCGCGCGTGCGTTGGAGGAATCTTCCTGAGCGCCGTTTGGTTCGAGACGTATGATTTCGGTGAGCCGCGTTTCCGGCAGGAGATTGACGATGAGACATCTCCCTGCGGCTTTGGTTCTGAGCGTGAGCGTCGTCTGCATAGCATGCGTGGGCGGCACACCCGTCTCGCCTTCGTCTGCTACCACGGGGTTGTTCATAACCATTAGCTTCGACGGACTCGGCGGATTAGGCTGTTCAGGACCGCCGTTTTTTTCGTAAGTTCGGAATGCGTCGTTCACTCCTACACTGAGTCCGGTTTTACGGTAAGCCCAACATCTGGCGAATGGAGTGTCCGCAGCGACTGCGGATATCCGCCTCCGTCTATTGACTTCTATGTGCCTTGCGTGTCCCAGGCGGGACACTGCGTCGCGCCAGCAACACCGGGCACCGGCACCATTCAGGTGACCGCTTTCGGCGCCACATTCAGTTTCAAATCCGTTGACCTCTACGCCAGCGCTGTTCCCATCATTCCCTACCAAATCACAGGCCTCCGAAAATTCACGACCGTGTTCACCCTTACGAATACGGTCCAGAACACCTTTGGAAAGTTCGCCACGGTAGTGAACTCGCAGCCATCGCCTGTGATTGATACCCTCATTATCAGTCTTACCGATGGAGTCGGTGCTATGGGGCTCGACAACATCGCGCTTGGCGGCAACTGGAATTGACAACAGACGTGACAACGAGCGGAACGAACGGAGTCCCCGATACCTCGCCAAGCGTTGGGTCGCTTTCGCGACTCGCGTCGTCAGGTTACACGGGCGCACCGATCTTCGGCCGCCACTCACTAGCGCGTGGGGTGGGGGTGTCGCCACCTCTGCGGTCGAGACCGGCCGAGCGGCCCGGCGAAAAGCTGTTCGAGTTCGTGCGCGAGCCCGATCACGTGCAGGTCCGGTGCGAGCTGCGGGACGACGGCGAAGAGTTTGGTGTGGAGGCGCAGCTTTTTCACGACGGTGAGTTCGTCATCGGCCAGCGGTTTCCGACAAGGGCCGCGGCTTCGCGTGGGCGTGGGGAGAGGCTCAGCGACCGGGCGGAATCGTATCGACCCATCGGCCATCGATACGAATCACCACCTTACCCACCGGAATGCCGTCTTGGGTCCGCTCAACACGGAAGCCGACATCGTTACCAAAGACGACGGTCGGCTCGGTTGTGAGGAAATTGAACCCTTGCCGTCCCCGCTGAGCATAGACAGACGACGAAATCGCTCCAACAGCAATGAGGGAAAGAACCAAGGCAACCGCAAGCTTCCAGTGCCGCCGAGACGTTCTCACCATAATCGTGCTCCTTTTCGCTAGCATGCCTTTCGCCACCGTCATCTAGGCCTCTCCTTCCGCGTGCTATTATCCCCGCTGGCGGCAAAACCATGATCACGCGCGAGGCGCCCGCGCACAATTCCCGAAAACCCCGCCCGCAAATCAGGTGTTATCCTCGAACGCGTGACCAGCCGGGCGGCGTCCTTGGCGGCGACGCATGGTGCGCGCGGTGTTCGCGATAGCGCCGCACGCCCGATCCCGGCTCGTTACCACGAAGTCCAACCGCGCTTGCCCCTCCACACGTGCGATCTCTGCGAACGGCTCGCCGCTGCCGCGCGCATCGGGCCGTATCGCGTGACGTGCGCGCACCCCTGGTGCCAGAGGCGCACAAGCGAGCCGAGATGAACACGTGGAGCGCGACCGCGCTCGATCTCGTCGTGCGTGTGGTTGGGTGCGTGCTCGCCCTCGGGATGGCCCTCGTGGTGCTCTATGCCATGCGCCCGCGCTAGGTGTCGCACGTCGCCGCAGCGCGCCGCAGAGCCGCGCACATGGCTGCAGCGCGCCGCACGAGCGCGAGTGACAGACAGGTCCACGCCCGCCCGCGCCAGGTTCGCCGCGGGCAACGCGTAGAAGGGTGCGCAGAGCTGCCAGGGCGCGCCAGGACGAGCGATCGAGCGCCCGCCCGGACAGAGGACCGGGGGGACGGCGCCATGATGGCGCCGGGGCGGCCGGAAACCCTCCGGGCCTCGCGCTCTGCGGCGCCAATTTTGTAAGGGGGGGTGGCCAACCTTGGCCGATCCGTCCGACGTCACGCAGCTGCGGCCGGACCCACAGAACCGGCGCAGCCACCCAGCGCGCAACCTGGAGATGCTGACGGCTGCGCTCCGGGAGGTGGGGGCATCGCGCTCGATTGTCATCGACGAGGAGTCGACGATCCTCGCGGGTAACGGCGTGGTTGAGGCAGCGTCGCGCGCGGGCCTGTCGAAGGTGGCGGTCGTCGATGTTGACGGCGACACGCTCGTCGCGGTGCGCCGTCGCGGCTTGACGGCCGAGCAGAAACGCGCGCTGGCCATTTACGACAACCGCACCAGTGAACTCGCCGAATGGAACTGGCCGCAGCTCGCCGCGGATCTCGCCGAAGGCCTGCCGCTCGACACGTGGTGGACGCCGACGGAGTTGGCGGCCCAGCTGCCGGGCGGCAAACCGGGCCAGACCGATCCCGACGTGGTGCCGCCCGAGCGCGCGACGTCGATCGCGGTTGGGGATCTCTTCGCGCTCGGGCCGCATCGACTGCTCTGCGGCGACAGCACCGCGCGCGCGGCGGTGGCGCGGCTCGTCGGACCCGAGATGCCGCTCTTGATGGTGACCGATCCGCCGTACGGGGTGGACTATCAGCCCGGCTGGCGCGCGGCGGCCGGCGTCAATCGCAATCCGCACAAGATGGGCGTGGTCCCGAACGACGATCGCGCCGACTGGCGCGAGGCCTGGGCCTGTTTCGGTGGCGACGTCGCGTACGTGTGGCACGGCGGTCTGAAGGGTGCGGTGGTGCAGGCCTCGCTCGAGGCCGTGGGCTTCGCGATCCGCGCGCAAATCGTGTGGGTGAAGGATCGGTTCGCGCTCTCGCGCGGCGATTATCATTGGCAACACGAGCCGTGCTGGTACGCCGTGCGGAGCGGAAAGTCGAGCCACCGCACCGACGATCGCACGCAAGCCACGATCTGGGCGGTGCCGGCGCGCGACGACAGCGGGCATGGGCACGGGACGCAAAAGCCGGTGGAGGTGATGGCGCGCGCCATCCGCAACCACGACGCCGGGCTGGTGTATGAGCCCTTCTGCGGCAGTGGCACCACGATCATCGCGTCCGAGATGTTTCAACGGCGTTGCTTTGGGCTCGAACTCGAACCAGTCTATTGCCAGGTGGCGATCGACCGGTGGGAAGCCTTCACCGGTCGCCCGGCTGAGAAGCTCGGCGAGGTGACGTCGTGAGGCCGCAAATCGACGCCGACGGGCGTTGAAACTACTGCCCGGCGACCCGCGGCGCCGCCCACTGAATACTGAGTATCCTTGACAAATGGCTGAGCGACCAGACCCGAGCGGCTTTTCTGAGGAGGCGATCGCCCATCACGAAGCCGCCCACGTCGTGGCGCACGTCGTTTACGACCTGCCGTTCGAATACGTGTCGATAGAGCGACGAGGAGACCAACTCGGAGTGGTTGAATTTGGCAACGTGAAGCATAAGGCGATCCCCTATTGGGTGCCAGAAAAGGCTCGATGTCCCGCAGGCTGCGATTATCGGATTGACGCCGGTCCATGCGCCGAGTGCTTGGATAAGGCGAATTGTGGTTGGCGATGGTTGCTCACCGTTATGGTCGGGCCGCTGGCGAGCGAGCGATACGAGCCGGGTCGACAATATTTCGGCCAAGCTGGAGACGTCGACCACCTCAATGAGTTATGCCTCGTCTATTTTGGCGATCAGACGGATGTTGAAGTCCGGAACCGACTCCGAACTCTGAACGGTAAGGCACAGTACTTCATCAGCGATCAGTGGAAGAACATTCAGGCCGTAGCCAGGCGGTTGGTCGAGTCAAAACGTCTCACTTGGGACCAGGTAGTTGCAATCGTTGCAGGATCGTGATCGTGGAGACCACAAGTGAGAGGCCGCAAGCCGACGCCGACCGCGCTGAAGCTGCTGCGCAATAACCCCGGCCGGCGGCCGCTCAATCAGGCCGAGCCCCGGCATGGGGCCATCGACCATGCCGTGCCGCGGCAGCTCGTCGATCCGGAAGCGGCGGCCGAGTGGGAACGCGTGATCGAGACGCTCAGCCAGGGCCACGTCACGACGGTCGACCGCGCGGTGCTCATCGCGTACTGCACGCACTGGGCGCGGTGGCAGGCGCTCGAGACCGAGGCCTCGAAACACCCCTTCATCGTCCGGTCCCCGAATGGCTATCCGATCCCGAACCCCGCGCTCGGCATGGCCAACAAGGCGTTCAGTTTGATGCTGAAGGCGGCCGTGGAACTTGGCATCACGCCCTCATCGCGCTCGCGGATCATGCTCGCCGAGCACGAGGACACGCCGCGCGGGCGCGACGAGTTCAGCGCCTTTCAGCGGCGGCGCCTGGGGTTGCACTGATGCCCCGCGGGCCCTTGCACCGCGCCGACCGCTATGCGCGTGATGTCGTCGCCGGCAAGATCGTGGCCGGGCCGTACGTGCGCCTGGCGTGTGCGCGGCACCAGCGCGATCGCGCCGAAGCGGACGATAAGGGCTTCCGGTTTTCCTTCGAGGCCGCCAACCACGCCATTCAGTTCATCGAGCGGTACGTGCGCTTGCCCGATGCGACCGACGCGCAGGGCCTGCCGCGCCCCTTCAAGCTCGAACCCTGGCAGGCGTTCATCGTCGGGTCGCTCTTCGGGTGGCAGTGGCTCGGCGGCGCGCGCCGATTTCGGAACGCCTACATCGAAGTGGGGAAAGGCAACGGGAAGACGCCGCTCCTCGCCGCGATCGGCCTGTACGGCCTGATGAGCGACGGGCAGAAGGCGCCGGAGATCTATGCGGCCGCGGCCGATCGCGACCAGGCGATGATCATGTTTCGCGACGCCGTGCGCATGGTCGACGCCTCGCCCGAGCTCGCCCAGCGGATCCGAAAGTCGGGGATTCAGCACGTCCACAACATGACGTACGGGCTGGGGTTCTTTCGGCCGTTCAGTCGCGAGCAGGGCACCAAGAGCGGCACCCGGCCGCACATGGGGCTGATCGATGAAGTCCACGAGCACCCCACGCCGGAGATCTGCGCGAAGATCCGCGCCGGCGCGAAGGGCAACGAGAACGCGCTCTTTCCCGAGATCACCAACGCCGGTTTCGATCGCACGTCCATCTGCTGGCAGCATCACGAACACTCGATCCGCGTCGTCGAGCAGGTGGTCGAGGACGATCGGTGGTTCGCCTACGTGTGCGGGCTCGACGCCGGCGACGATCCGCTCACCGATCGGCGCTGTCACGTCAAGACGAATCCGAACCTCGGCGTCTCGATCCAGCAAGCCTATCTGGACGACC